AAGCACTCGACCCGGCAAATGGTGATATTCAAGACATAACCATGACCGGGAATGTCACCACCCTGACTGACAACATGGCGGACGGTGAGAGTGTGGTTTTGCAGATCAATGACGGCACGGCGTATGCGGTGACATGGCCGACAATCACATGGGTCTCGGATAGCGCCACTGCGCCGACACTCCAGACAACGGCAGACACAATCATCACAGTGTGGAAGAACGCAACTACCCTGTTCGGCTTCGCGTCCAATGGAGCATAGACCATGAGATATGGACTTGAAAATGAAGCTGGCGATGCACTGGAAGTCTACCCGTACACATTCAAAATGTGGAAGAAAGATCATCCGAACGTAAGTATCCGCGAGGACATGAGCATACTTGGTGATTACCGGGTTGTTCCAGTCGCGGATCGCGGGGATCGTCCAGCACCTTCGGACCCTGTGGCGTTCAAAGTTGAGCGTGGTCCAGAGGTAAAGACTGATGGTGCGTGGGCGGAAACGTGGATTGAGGTTGCGCTAACGGCAGATGAGATTGCGTTTAGGCAGTCTCAAAAAGATGATGCTGATGTAAAGATCGCAGTCAAGGCCGATGCCTTCGTGGGGAACTTCATTGCCATGACACCGGCAGAGGTCGCTTCGTATGTCGAAGGTGAAGTCACCAATCTCGCCAGCGCAAAACTGCTGCTCAAGCGTATGGCGGTTATGCTCCTGTTGCTCGCTCGCAGGGAGTTCAAAGACTAATGACAGGGCTTATCTTTCCACACAACAAGTTGATTATGAAGAAGAATGGCGGTATCACACCACTCACGGTTACATATACAGACAGTTCCGGGACCGGCAGCAACAGTAGTTCGTATTCATTCGCGTCAAAGTCTATCGGTGCAGCGCCTTCGGCGGGACAGCGCAGGTTTATTGTTGTGACTGCCGGAGCATTAGGGTCTAGCCCTCGAGACGTAACCAGTATTACAGTCGGTGGAGTTGGTTGCGCTTTGCTCACCACGTATCAGCCGGGAGGTGGTGGATTTCACAGGATCGGGTGGGTAGAGGTTGCCACAGGAACAACGGCAACAATTGTGCTTAACACAAGCGGTACTATGGATATTGCTGGTATTGGAGTGTGGGCTATTTATTCAGACACCAACGGCATATCCGTTAGGAGTGAGGATGGTGGAAGTGTAACCACTGAAAGCATGGACTTGAATGTTGTGGCTGGAGACGTGGTGATCGGTGGTCACATAAACTACGATGCTGGTGCCGTTGCGTGGACTGGTTTGACGGAACGCTTTGATTTGGACACAAACTCAAACGACAATGTTTCAGGTGCAGACGCAACAATATCAGTAGATGAAAGCCCGCGAACGATGACGATGACTTCTGGTGGTGGAAACAGATTTGCAACGTCACTAGCCGTATTCCAGCCTGCTTGATTAGTAATCACATACAAGGTGACGCATGGCAGGCATATTTGACACAGGTAGATCATGACCGCATTTGGCCCAATTGCAAGCACACCGATTGCAGCGTTTCAAGCAGCGGAACTTGGCGCATATAGCATAGCTGTCGATTATGGGGCATTCGCACTAAACGGCCAGACGGCTGGACTGATCGCAAGCAGACTACCGCTCACGGCAGACCAAGGCTCATTCACACTATCAGGCCAGGCCACAACACTAAGCCTCACCAGGCTGCTCACAGCAGATCAGGGCGCATACACGTACACCGGCCAGACGGCAAGCCTGATTGCATCAAGGCAGATTGCAGCAGGGCAAGGCAGTTTCACATATAGCGGGCAAGAAACCGGACTGATTGCGTCAAGACTTCTGACAGCCGCACAAGGCAGTTACACGCTGTCAGGCCAGGCCACATCATTTTCGGCAACCCATCTACCGCTCACGGCAGACCAAGGCAGCTACACACTAAACGGACAAGACATAACACTGCCGTCTATATTCGTGATGGCAGCAGACACGGGCTATTACACGCTCACAGGCCAGAATATCGCGGGCTTGTGTCCTGACCTGACAAGTTCCGCAACAATCGCCGCCCGCATGACACCAAGCAACACGATAGCCGCGTCAATGACCAGAACAGCAAGCAACACTGTTTCAATGACCACTTCAAGGATATGCGCATAATGACAGCACAACGCATATACCCAGGATCAACAGTAACACTCCAGACCGTTGTTACCGTAAGCGGCGCTGCAACTGACGCCAGTGCAATCACGTTCAAATGGCGCATTGGCCGAAAGGGTTCTGTCACCACACTAACGCCAACAAGATCAGCAACAGGTACATACTCAGTGACAATCACGCCAACCAAGGCAGGAAACCTGCATTATCGCTGGGATACCGAAGGCGCACTTGATTACTCGGAAGAAGGCACACTGTCAGTTGCAGACACGCAATTCGCGGGGGATTTGTGATGAACGACGAAGCAATTAAAAGGCAACTGGCTAATGCCATTATCAGCCGTGCGCTTGATGCCGTTATCAATGACATTTACAGCAAGCCTTCATGTCCACCAGTCAAGGGCGGTCTTGCAGACTTGATCAAAGGCGATAAGTGATGCCATCCGGTGAAACGTCATCATACACAACAGAATTGGCCTCCAAGGTATGCGAAGGCCTGTTCCAAGGCATGACGCTGCGTGAAGTTTGCAGAACAGTGGACATTGGACACAGCACTGTTTTGGGATGGGTGAAAGACGACAGGGAAGGTTTCGCTGACCAATACGCAAGAGCAAGAGAGGTTGGCTATCACATTATGGCCGATGAATTGCTTGAGGTTGCAGACGATGGCCAAAACGATTGGATGGAGCGATTAGACGACGAAGGCAAGGCCAATTACGTCCTGAACGGCGAGCATGTCCAACGGTCAAGGTTGAGGCTTGACACTCGCAAGTGGTTGCTTTCCAAGGCGTTGCCGAAAATTTACGGTGACAAGCAGGAAGTGAAGCACACTGGCGATTTGAAACTGATGTTTGACGCTGATGACAAAGACGCTTGAGCTAACACCGCGCCAAAAGGAAGCCAGATTGCTTCTCAATGGCCCGGCAACTCACTGCATGTTGTTTGGCGGATCACGCTCAGGCAAGACGTTTCTGACGATACGCCAGATCATCACAAGAGCGTTGAAGGCACCGCAGTCAAGACACACTGCAATGCGGTTTCGTTTCAATCACGCTAAGACATCACTTATGCAGGACACAATACCGAAGGTCATGGACTTATGTTGGCCTGGCCTTCGCTCGCGCACCAAGTTGGACAAAACAGACTGGTATCTGGAGTTCGAGAACGAAAGCAGGCTTTATATTGGGGGGCTGGATGACAAAGAGCGCACTGAGAAAATTCTAGGGAATGAGTATTCGACCATCTACCTCAATGAGTGTTCGCAGATTCCTTGGTCAGCGCGTAAAATGGCTGTTACTCGATTGGCACAAGACGCCGGTTTATCGCTCAAGATGTTCTATGACTGCAATCCGCCAAATCAATCGCACTGGACATATTCGCTATTCATAAAGCACATTGACCCTGAGAGCAGATCGGGATTGCCTCACCCTGACAACTTCGCGTCAATGCAGATCAACCCGCTTCACAACGTGGATAATCTGCCAGAAGCCTATATGCAGGAGCTTGAAGGCTTGCCGGAACGGGATCGAAAGCGGTTTCTGTCTGGTGAGTTCATACCGGCGAATGAGAACTCGCTTTGGTCAAGCCTGACGCTGGACCGCAACAGGATTATCGACGGTGACAAACTGCCAGACTATCAGCGCATTGTGATTGCGGTTGATCCGTCTGGCGCTGATGATGACAATCCTGACCATGATGCAATCGGCGTTGTGGTCGCGGCGCTTGGCACAGATGGCGTTGCTTACGTGCTGGAAGACCTGACATTGAAGGCAGGACCGGCAACATGGGGCAATGTAGCAACGTCTGCCTTTGACCGGCACGATGCTGATATTATTGTTGGTGAAGACAACTTCGGCGGCGCAATGGTCAAGCACACGATACTGACATCACGCGCTAACACGCCCTACAAGGCGGTGAAAGCATCACGCGGCAAGGTTGTCCGTGCTGAGCCTATTTCGGCGCTGTACGAGCAAGGGAAGGTCAAGCACGTTGGCTATTTCCCTGAGCTTGAAGACGAGTTGATGAGTTTCACAACCACTGGCTATCAGGGCATTGGTTCACCGAACCGTGGCGATGCTTTGGTCTGGGCAATTACCGAATTGTTCCCCGGCCTGACGCGCGGCGATGCACGAAAGATAGATACCAAGATTGGCCTGTCACCTCCGATGATGTCGGGCGACGGCTGGATGGCTGCTTAGCCAACAGCACACAGCAGCGCAGTGATTGCGCCGCTTACCCATAGATGGAGCCATAATTCATGGCAAAAGACATAACAGACATTCTCGATCAGTTCACCGCTGATTGGGATGCCGACGAGACAAACCGCGATGAGGCGTTGGAAGACCTGCGGTTTTCCCGTGGCGGTGATTATCAATGGCCGTCAGCCGTGGTTGCGGATCGCAAGGCCAAGGGTCGGCCTATCATCACGATCAACCAGATACCAAAGTTCATCCGCCAGGTTTCAGGAGACATACGCCAAAGCCAGCCAGCAATCGAATGTTATCCGGTTGACGATCAGACTGACCCGCAACTGTCTGACATATTCGAGGGTGCAATCAGGCAGATTGAGTATCAATCAGGCGGCCAGTCGGTCTACTCCCATGCCGCTGAGTGCGCAATTACGGCAGGCATTGGCCATTGGCGCATTGTGACTGACTATGCCGACGATAGCGCATTTGATCAGGACATCTTTATCAAGCGCATTTTGGACCCGCTTGCAGTGGTCTGGGACGGCAACGCCAACGAGATTGACCGCGCCGACGCCATGCACTGCTTTGTGACTGAGATGGTCATGGAACGCGATTTCAAGGCTCGCTATCCAGATGCAAGCATTACCAGCTTTGACAGCGGTGTGAGCAGTGAGCAGGTTTATGCTGACTGGGTTGATGGTGACTTTGTGCGCATTGCTGAATATTGGGTGAAGGAACCGATTGATATTCTGCTCGGCATGACGCAGGACGGCCAGACGATCAGGCTCGATGAAATAGACAAGTCAATCATTCCAATGCTCGGTATCGTGCGAGAGCGCAAGGCCAAGTCACACAAAGTCTGCCGGTATGTTGTCAATGGCAATGAGATAATTGAAGAAAAGCAGGATTGGGCTGGCAAGCATATCCCGATTGTTCCCGTCATGGGATCGGAAATGTCCATGAATGGCGAGGTCATTCGCAAGTCGCTGATCCGCGACGCGAAGGCACCGCAGCAGCTTTACAATTACTGGCGTTCACATGCGGCTGAATCCATTGCCCTTGCGCCAAAGGCACCCTGGTTGTTGACGGCAGATCAGGTAAAGGGCTATGAGAATTTCTGGAACCGGGCAAATACGGACAACCTGCCGTATCTGGTTTACGGCCACACTGAAGGGCAAGCGCCACCGCAGCGCAACCAGCCAGCAGCGCCACCAACTGCCATGTGGCAAGAGGCTCAGGTTGCGCAAGATGACTTGATGAATACCACTGGTATTTATGCATCATCGCTCGGACAGCAAGGCAACGAAACGTCAGGCAGGGCAATCACGGCGCGCCAGCGTGAGGGTGACGTTGGCTCATATGTGTTTATCGACAACTTCAATCAGGCGATACGCAGAACCGGCCAGATCCTCATTGACCTGATTCCTAAAATCTATGACAGCGAGCGCGTTATCCGCACCATGTCGTCAGAC